CGCCCTCGCATCGCTCGACGAGGTAGGCGACGACGCCGACATTGTCGGTCGCGGCGGGCCAGCTCACGAGCACGGCCGTCGAGCTAATCGCGGTCGCGTCGAGGCTCGCGGGCGCCGTCGGCGGCACGTCATCGTCGGCGAGCGCGTCGAGCTCGGCCTGCGCCGTCGAGAGGTCGGCAATCGTCGCCGAAGTGAAGATTTGCTCGCGCGAAATCCACGCCTCGTCGGGTAGGTCGACCTCGGGCGGCGCCCCCGTCATGTCGACGTCGTCGGGGTCGGTAAAGGTGTCGATCGTCGTGTCGCCGACGAGTGCCTGCAGGTAGGCCCATTGCGCCGCGTTCGCGAGGCCGTCGGCCCACCACGCGTTAGCCAGGCCGGGCCAATCGGTCAGCGTTTCGAATCCGTCGATCGTCAGACGGCCGACGAGCGTCGCCCCGTCCATATAGGTCACGACCGTTTCTCGGACCTCGGCGAGGGCGTCTTCGACGACGACGTCAACCCAATAGAGGGATTGAACGGAGCTTGTCGGGAACGTCCCGAGCGGCGGGTCATGGAAGACGCCTTGACTGACGCCGCCGACCGATACGAGCGTGCCCGTGCCCGGCGACGGCGGAGGCCAATTGCCGCTGACGTTTTCGGCTCGACTATCCGTGACCGAAACCGAGACGACGTATTCGGTATCGGGCGTCAGCTCGTACGGCGTCGCGAGGATCGCCTCGTGCCAGGTTCCCGACGCACCTGCAGGCGCGACCGCCGACGCGAGCTCGACCCCCGCCGCCGACCAAAGCCGCAACGTATGGTCGACGGCGGGCTCGGCCGAGGCGCGAACGTAGCGCAGCTTCGTGACGAAGCCGCCCGCCGAATCCTTGAAGCGTTGGCCGAGCTCGAAAGCGCCGCCCGCGTTCGGCTGCGTCGGCGCCGGGAAGTCAGGGTAAAGCGACCGCCCCACTTAGCCGACGCCCCATGATTCCTTTAGCGGTAGCAGCGTGCGGGCATGCCTCGACCACGGGTTGCGGCCCGAGTAGGTCGGCAGGCTCTCGGGACCGAGAACGACGATGCCGAAGGGCGACTGCTCGGTCTTCCAATGTTCGACCGCCCGCTCTAGGTTGACCTCGACCACGAGCGCGGGCGGCGGCGAGGGCATGGCCTCGGCCAAGCCGAGGTACTTGTCTATCTCGGTCGCTGCAGCGTCGAGCACCCTCTGCAACGCGACGAGCTGCGCTGCAGAGGGTGCGTTGAGCTGCAAGATGCGGGCCAGCTCGGCAACGGTTGCGTATGCCACGTCAACCGCCGAGCTCGGCCTGCTTTTCAGCGACGGTCAGGTCGTCCCGCGACCACTCGACGCCCCGCTCGGCAGCGAGCGCGTCGAGCCCCGCATGCTGCCCGGGCAACTTCTCGGGCTCGGGCTCGGCTCGCGGGTTGACGAGGTCGCCGCCCGAGCCGCCCGTTCCCTCGGGCGGTCGCCCGGGTCCCGACCCGTCGGGCCTCACGTTCTGTTGGTTCGGGAAGTCCTTACGAGCGACCCGAATTGTCGGATCGACCTCGCTCATGGCGTCGCGTCGATTTCGATGATTCCGGCGTCTTCGACGACGAGGCTCGCGAAGTAGCCCGCATAGGCGACCTGCACGCCGAGGACCGACGGCTCGACGACCTGCAGCGAGCCAATGCGATCCTCGTAGACCTCGACCGCAGCCGTCGAGAAAACGATCATCGTCCCCGCGTCGAGCGCGGGCGACATGATGACCGCGATTCCCGAGATTGCGCCCATGGCGCCCGAGCCGAATCCGCCCGCAGAGAATCCCGAGCTCTGCGCGTTGGTCGGGTTGATCGGAGCGAAGAGCGGCCCGACCAAACCGAGCATGTCGGGCGAGACGGCAAGCACGAGCCGCCCGGCGCCCTTCATTGCCGAATAGGCCGTCCCCGCTGCCGCCCAAATCGCGGCGGCAACGTCGGCGCCGTCTGGCGACGCGGGCAAGGTCGGCCCGGCCGTCGTCGACGCGTCGATGACTGCCGCGAGTGCCGCTTCGGTCTTCTGCGCGTAGACCGAGGCGAGGTCGTTAATGACGAGGTCCATAATCGCGGGCTGCGTCCAATCAATGTCCTGGCGCGACACGTTGACGTAGCCCCCGAACGTTCCCGCCGTAACGGGAAGCTTTGCGATCGTCATTTTCTGGCTAACGAGCTCGGTCTTTTCGCCCGATGCCTGCAGGGCGACGTTCGTATGCTGCGTGACGATCGGCCGCGACCACGAGCCCGACGGAAGCTGACGCGGGCCGAGCGCCGTAACGAGCGGCCGAGCGTCGTCGACAAACGAAATGAGCGGTCCCATGATCTGCTCGGGGAGCAGGCCCGGGTTGTCGGCGGTCGTCTGGTGGGCGGCGGCACGGTTGTAGAGGTCGAGCCGATGAATCGCGTCATCGGCGCCGAGCCCGGCCCGCCAATAGTCGAGCACGTAGGCGCCCGCCGATCGGTACTCGACCATTTTCGGCAGGTCGTCGCGCTCGTGCATGAACCGAGCCAGAGCGGCAACGCGCTCGGTCGATTCCGTGCTAATCCGCCGTGCCTCTTCCAGCGGTCCCATGTTGCGATTGACGACCTCGATACGGTCGCGAGCTCGCGTAACGAGCTCCATTTCCTGCTCGTTTAGGTCGCGCTGCTCGTTCTCGGCAGCCTCGACGAGGCCGTCGATGAACGTCTGACGCTCTTCAATCTCGCCCACGTAGCGGGCGAGCATTTGGTCGGTAGACCGGGGCATGCGGGTTACTCCTTTGCACGCGAAAGTTGACGATTCGCGCTAGCTGCTAGCTATGCCCGCGTAACCCGCAACTCTCGGCCCGCCCTGCGGTCTTCGACGAGAGGTAGTCAGCGGTCTATTCGAGAATACATTTCCTGCAGTCGCCACGCGCGAACGGCGTCGAGATTCGGCGTGACGATCGGCTCGTCGACGAGCTCGACGCCGCCCGGCGAGCTGGCGCGAACAGCGAGCACTCGGGCGCCCTCGTAGGCAGGATCGGCGACGAGCGCGATATGCCCTAGCCAGCATTTCAGCATTCGCACGCGGTTTCGCGTTTCCCACTTTTCGCCGCCCGGGAAGGGCAGGAAGCCCGCCGACGCGTCGAGGATTCCGTCATCGGCGAGCGTAAGCGTCTCGTCGCCTAGCGGCGTCTTTGCGATTCGGATTTCGCCGACGAGCCCCTCTTCGCGGCTCGGGTGCAACGCGACCGCGCGACCGACCGTGCGCTCGGTTTGGTGGTCCCGGTTGACCTTGATTCGGTTAGCCCGCCGTTCGATGCCGTCGAACGCGCCGCGCGTGATGATTTCGCGCACCATCCGGCCCGCTCGCTCGACGAGCGTCTCTTCCTCGTAGGGCATGACGACCATTTCGATAACGCGCTCGGGGAACGAGACGCCGACGACGGTCGCCGCCCGGAAGAGCAGCTCGCCTCGGGGGCGCTCGTCGATTGTCTCGCTCATCGCAGTACCCCTTCGTCTAGTGCGGGCGTCGGGTCGGTAAACCGTTCCTGCTCTCGGATTTCGGCGACGCTCTTCGCGGGCTGCCCTGTCGCCGGGTCGACGATGCGGGCGAGGATTTCGTCCGTCTGCGCCCGCTCGTACGGCCCGGGCTGCACGTACTCGTCTCGGTTGAGCTCGACGCGCGAGCCCCGGGGCAAGAGCCACTCGGAAAGCGCCGCCATGACCGAGGCTGCTTTCGGCCGTAGGCCCGAGCGCCAATGGTAATCGAAGATGCTCGAAACGTTCGAATAGGTCATCGAATCGCCCATCGGCAAACCGACGAGGAACGGCGGCACGCCGAGCAGGATCGCAATACGGCTCTCGTTATCGCGGGCGAGGTCGACGAGCGCCATTTGCGCCGGGTCGAGCTGCACGGCCCGCCAGGTAACGCCGCCCGAGAGAACGGCGGGCTCGCCGATGCTTGAGACGCGAGCGGCGACCCATTGCGCCTTGAGTAGCCCCGTCTGCTCTTCGGTTAACTCGTCGGGATGCTCAAGCACGGAGGTCGGGATACCGCCATTCGAAATAAGCGTCGTCGCGTAGCGCATGAGGACCTCGGCGGCGAGCGTACGCCCGGCGCCCGCTTCCAATGGCCCATGCCCGCGAGCGTCGCTGACGTTCGATTGGTAGCGAATGTGCAACATGTCTTCCGTGACGTCGAGCTCGCCGATCGAATAGACCCGCCGACCCTGCCGCATTTCGACGTTGACGGTCCACGGCGGCACGACATGGAAGCGGGCGGGCCAACCCGTCGAGTAGCGAGCCGTGGCGAGAACGAAAGCCTCGCCGAGCTGGTAATCCCAAAAGAGAGCTTTCGCGAATTCCTCCCACGCCGTATAGATCGCCGGGTCGGGATTGCGTAGCCAGGTTGCGTCGAGCGTTGGCGGCGCATTTACGAGATACGGCGGCATCGTCGCGAGCACGCTCGCGTTGAGGTCGAGGCAGGCCCAAGCCATGTCGCCGAGCGCCGTCCCGCCGCGACCGCCCCAATTTGGAGGCCACCACCCGGAGGGCCAACCCGACCACGCCGAGGGAACGATCGTCGGCGGCGCGAATGAGGGCGCCGGATCGCCGAGCAAGATAACGCCGTGCGGGTCGCCAGGAACGGCGGCGGGTGGGCCTACCGTTGCGGGCGGCACGCTCGCCGGGTCATTGTCGTTCGGGACCTCGTCGGGCGGTCGTATTGCCCGTTCGAAAAGTCGCAGTCGCGCCACGTCTCTTTAGAGGGTAACGCGCCGGGTCTTTTCTCGGCAGGGCGCGTTAACGAATTGCAGGCGCGGGCGACGGCCGATGCGCCGCCGCGACCGCCCAAACGGCAGCCCTGACCAAATGCGAATGCGACGAGCTCGCGACGATGAGGCCCGCCATTGTCGTACGGACCTGCGTCGCCGCGAACGCGCCGTCAATGTCGTTCGTGACCTCGTCGTGCACGAGGCCCGCCCCGGCGACGAGGTCGCGCAAGAGCGCGAGCCCGGTCCGAGTCTGCGTCGAGCCGACGGCGCGAGGCCGAGGCAGAATCTCGGGCGGTACGCGGTCGAGCAGCGAGGCGCCGACGAGTAGCTCTTTAATCGGTCGGTCGAGCCGCTGCACGTCGGCCATGGCCGTATCCCAATCGCGGCAGAGCCAACCGTCGACCTCTAAGCGCCCGTCGTCGAGGCGCCCGACGACCGCGACGGCGGCGCCGAAGCCGTAATCGTCTTCCAGGGCGACCCATACGGGACCCGTCGAGGTAACGCCCTCGACGACGCGGTCGGCCCATAGCCCGGGCGGCAGTAGGTCTTCGGTCTTCCCGATCGGCTCGGCGAGCTTGGCGGGCCATTCGTTGAGCCATTGCGAGCGAAACGACGCGATCGGGTCGGGCTCGGTCGGGTCTTCAAGGGTGTTATCCATCGCGCTCGCGAGCTGGCGGGCGATGACGTCTTGCCGTCGCGGCGACCAATGCGCCGACGCCTGCCGCCAGGTCGAAACGGCGTCGATCGACGCGCCCCGAGGCGACGACCATTCGATGATGAGCGAGCCCTCGCCGCTTTCGAGCTCGGCCAGCGCCGCCCGGCGCCGGGAGAGCATGAGCGAGGTCGTCTGCCTATGCGCCGTCGAGACGAGTAGGAGCTGCGGCTGCTCGCGCTCGGCCATGGTCGGCTCTAGCCCTTCCTCGACGACGGCGAGCTTGACGTCCCACGCTTCGTCGACGGCGGCGAGCGAGGCCGACCACCCGTAGACCCCCGTTTTGGCAAAGACCATCCAACGCGAGCCGCACTCGACCCGTTCGATTTTCTCTTTCCCGTTCGCCTCGACGACCTTGTAATCGGCGAATTGCTTTGCCCATTGCCGCGCGGGCCGTTGTACCTCCATGCAGACGGGCAAGAGGTTGCCCGTATGCAGCACGTCTTGGGGCTCGCCGAATCGCTCTGCCTGGTGCATGCGCCAGAGGTTGAGCTCGCGCAAGAGCCACGACTTACCGAGCTGCCGCGCGACCGAGAGAATGACGACCTCCCAAACGAGCCGCCCCTCGACGTCGACCTCAAGGATTCGGGTCGCCGCGAGCCTCTGCCACCATCGCAGCTTGCGGCCCGAGCGACTCTCGGCCCACTTGACGAATTCCGGGCCGAGCGAGCCGACCGCCCGGGCGTGCGGTACCGACATGAGCCGAGGCCAGCACGAGTCGGCAGGAGCTCGCCGAAGCCCGCGCAGCCAAGCCACGTCGAAGCGGGGATCGGCCGAGGCGAGCCCGTCGGGCTCGGGCTCGGGCGTAACGAGCACGAGCATAGGCCGACGGCCGAACGTCGCCCGGTTGCACGCCGCATGCTCGGGTCCCGCGTAGCGCGACTTGTCGCCGTCGACGTGCCCGAGGTCCCACGGTTCGCCGGGGCGGATTCGCTCGCCGCAGCGAACGCAGCGAGCCCGGCCCGCCATGACGACGCGGTCGACCTCGCGGCGTAGCTCTTGGTGGGCGTGCCCGTAGCCCGTTAGCGTCGTGCGCCCGCGCGGCTGCCTAGCCACGAGCGTCGTACGCGTCGAGCGCCGCCCGCAGGCGCCGAGCCAAGGCCCGCTCTAGCTCGTCGTCGGGCCGAGGCTCGGTCGCGAGCCGCGTCTCTAGCTCTTCAAGCGCCGCCCGGAATTCGGCGAGCCCGTCTTCGAAGCTCGGGCCACGGGGAGAGAGACGAGAAATGGGCGGGCTCATTTGGGTAACGCCCTCTCAAAAAACGGCTTGTTTAAGCCCTTTCTGGCCTGCGTCAGCTAACGCGCAGCACGCCGCG